AACAAAGCAGATCGATTGCTAAAAAAAACATAGCATAGTCATTGCTGATGCACTTCTGCTCCAGCAATGACATTGCTTAAGCAATGACATTGCCAGCGGTTTTTTTTAGATTTTATTTTTGTTCCAGTTCCAAGGCTTGCAACGCCAGCACTACAGTGCGCGGTATGCCATGTTCTCCGCTTTCGTAATACTGGACGGTACGCCTAGCTAGGCCCAGCCTCTCTGCAAAGCTCTGCTGTGTGTAGCCCAGCATTTCTCGCCTGTGCTTGAAGTCCTCGGGGCTTACGAATGTGTAGCCCATTGCTTCCTTGATGCTTTGCTCTTTCACTTGTCCGACCCCCAGACTTCTTTCTTCTCAATCCAGTGCGGCTCTGATGCGTCCATCACCTCGCTGATGGCCCATGCGTACAGGTCATACTCACCCGGCACATAGTCCCTGGTCCTGTGATTCTCGATGATGGCTTGCGCTTCTTCGAGTGTGTCGGCCAGCTCGTAGTGGTCTTGATATGCTGGCTCACCATATGAGCGTTGAAAGCGCAGTGTGCGGTTTACGATGTACATGTCTCAGCCCTCTCTCTTGTTGATTACTGGTATCTCTGCCACTGAACAAGGCCTGCCGTTTCTTTTCCATGCCCTCAGAGCAGAGTCTAAGCCGGTTGGGTTGTCGGTTTCTTCGTCTTCGACATCTGCCCAAGACAATAGCCCTTCTTCCAAACACCATTCGAGAAAACTCCAGTCTGCGTGACTGCATTCTATGCTTACCTTAGTCTTGCGTTGCACAATCTTAATCATGTCTCAGCCCTCCTTGCTGCTGATGTAGATGTGATGGCTTCTGACAAGCCAAGAGGCGTTGTCGATGCTTTCTCTGACTGCCTCGCGCCATTCGTCGTCCCAGATGTTCGGCGGTGCCTCGTCCATCAGGTCTAGCATGTCCGATGCTGCCTGTATCACCTCAATGAAGGACCGTTTCTGTGCCTCGTTTATGATGTGCATGGGTTGCCCCTCTCTTTCTCTGCTATGCGCTCCAAGCCCTCAAGCACTGAACGCTCTTGGCCTAGTTGCCTTTCGATGTATTCGACCTCAGACAAAAGCTGATGCCGCTTGCCTGCCAAACTCTCGATGATGTCTAGCTGTCGCTCGACCTCGTTAGACCAGTACGCAGCGGCCCGTGTTAGTTCCTGCATTTCTCTGCCTCCTACTCAATGCCAACCAGCCAGGCCAAGGCTTGCCAGCCCCAGCCGTCCGGGCCTGTCATAAATCCCCAGATGAAAAGCAAGCCAACGGCCAGGCTCCCCACCACGTCGATGATGATTTCCTTGCGTGTCATTGGTTCGCCCTCCTAGTAGCTAATGCCGACAATACGTTGCCGCCCGCTTTTGGTTGTCTCAATCTCAACATCTACGCTCTGGCCCTCCATGCCTGAATGTATGACATAGGCGTCGGCTATGTTGGCCTTTGTCCGTACCGCTTGGCCTGTTGTGAAAGTGATTTCAAAGGCCGGGTTTCCCATGCTGGAATTGTTCAGCCGCTTGATGGTTTTGATTGTCCTTCTCATTCCTAAGCCCTCCTAGTCTTGGCGTTCTTGCATTAGTTCGCGATGCTCAACCTCGCAAAGCTGCGCAACCTCATTGCGCGTTGCCGTGTCGAATAGCTTGTGCCATTTACCGGCAGCGCAAAACTCGGCGTTGTATTTTTTGGCGGCGTTGTCTGCAAAGTAACGCCAAAGCTTCACGGCCTTGTTGTTGTCGTAGGTGCCAGCATCAAACCGGCGTTTTAGGTTTGCTTCAATGCGCTCGCGCTGTTGCTGGTACAATGTCGCGTCATTCAGCGCGTACAGGTAAAGCTCGAAAGCATCATGTGAGACTGTTGTTCTGTTCATTTGCTATTCCCTCCAGATTAGCGTTGCGTTGTGGGTGGCTTCACCCTCTCACGGCATACATGATGCAGTCAGAGGGTGGCAGGGTTACCCCTGCCGCCGGTCTGTTACGCTGCGCGTTCCGCCTCGACCGCCTTCATAATCTGCCGGTCGTATTCGTTGGCGTCTTGGCATGCCGGTGTGCCGATGATGTGAACCGGGTCCAAGCCAAGATTGACGCAGCGACGATAAGCAATGGACGCATAGAATTGTTTATCCTCAACTGCCTTTGCTTCCGCATCACTGCCAGCTGGTTCTGCCAGCCATACGTCCTGCGCGCGCATCCATACCATCATAAACGTGACAATCGCGGACATGTGGTTTTGCTGTTCTTCGGTGAATGTGGTCATTGTGTTGCCCTCCATTGGCGTTGTTGATGTCTATATCAGTAAGCGCATTGATTGCGCTTTGCAATAGCAAAAAACACTGCAAAGCAAAAAAAATGCACAGGCATGTTGTGAGCGTGTATATATTAAAGCATCGGCAAGGATGGTTGGAGCTAGTGCAGCGTGAATGGTGAATGAATGGTGTGGTGTGTCTGTCAGTACACACAGAGAAGACACAGCAACGCGCGGCAATGTATATAGTGTGGCATTTATGCAACAGTGTTGCGCCAGGGCAACAGTGTGGCAGCGCGGCAACAGGCAGCACGCGCGTCGCGGGAACTGAAGGCACGCGCGACAGGCACGGGGGGGGTCTCGCGCGACCCGCACACCCGCCACGGCGCGGCCACTCTATACATGTGTTAATTGACCTCTACACACTCACACATCACACTCACACTCGGAGGAAGCATGGGCAAGATTACGAAGGCAAACACAACCAAGGTCATTGAGCTACTGAGCGAAGGCTACAGCTTGGTGAAGGCTTGCGAGGGCGCGGGCATATCCCGTGCTGGCGCATACAAGCGCATGAGGGCCGATGAGGAGTTTCGGGCTGCTGTGTACACGGCAAGGGCTGAGAGCGCTGAGAAGGCTCTGGAGGAGCTTGACGGCATGTATTTGAACGCACTGGAGGGGCGGAAGAGGTATGACCCGAACATATTACGGGACTATGCGCAACACGTGCGCTGGCGGGCCAAGACTTCTATGCCTGAGCAATATGGCGAGTCCAAGAATCGTGCTGGCGTAGAGGTGAGTGACGGCACGGTTCGGATTCTGTGGGAGACAGATTGATGGACGTCAAGATTCCCTATAAGCCCCGTCCTTTGCAGAAGGACATGCACAAGGAGTTAAAGAGATGGAACGTATTGGTAATGCACCGCCGCTTCGGCAAGACGGTGTGGGCAGTGAACCAGCTAATCAAGACGACTTTGACGTGCCCGTTGCCTCGACCGAGGACGGCTTTTGTGGCACCTACTTTCGCACAGGCCAAGCGGATTGCCTGGGACTATGTAAAGTTCTATGCCGGAGTTATCCCTGGTGTGCAATTCAACGAGACAGAACTGCGGGCTGACTTCCCGAATGGTGGCAGGATTATGCTGCTGTCGGCTGAGAACCCGGACGCCCTTCGAGGCATCTACCTTGATGAGTGTGTCTTTGATGAGTTTGGGATGCAGAACCCAAGGGTATGGGGGGAGGTTGTAAGACCGGCACTGTCTGACAGGCAGGGCTCGGCATGTTTTTTGGGAACCCCGGCGGGCCACAATCATTTCCATGATTTGCTAGAGACGGCCAAGAGTCAGTTAGCCGAGGGCAGCAGCGATTGGTACTACAAGATTTGCAAGGCCAGCGAGACAGGGATTGTCAAGCCGGAGGAACTTGAGGCGGCTCAGGCACAGATGACGCCGGAGCAGTACGAGCAGGAATACGAGTGTTCGTTCACAGCGGCGATTATTGGTGCGTATTATGGCAAGTTGCTGAGTGATGCTGACGACAATGGCCGTGTGACGCGGGTGCCATATGACCCAGCCTATCCGGTGCATACGGCCTGGGACTTGGGCATCAACGACTCGACAGCCATTTGGTTTGCGCAGGTCTTCCGTGGCGGTGCTGTTAATATAATAGATTATTATGAGAGTAGTGGTGTCGGGCTGGACCACTACGCTGATGTGCTGAACAGGAAGGAATACACCTACGGGGACCATCTGGCACCGCATGACATTGAGGTGCGGGAGCTTGGCTCCGGCAAGTCACGGCTTGAGACGGCCTATTCGCTAGGACTACGTTTTCGTGTTATACCTAAGATGAAGGTCGCAGATGGCATTAACGCGGCTCGTATGTTAATACCTAAATGCTATTTTGACCGCGACAAGTGCGGCGAAGGCTTGGAAATGCTGCGCCAGTACAGGCAGGAATGGGATGAGAAAAGAAAAATTTTTAGAGACCATCCGCGCCATGATTATACCTCTCACGCAGCCGATGCTTTTAGGTATCTCGCTGTTGGCCTGGAGAGCCGCGAAGTTATGCGAAAGCCTCCGCAGCAAGTGGCACAAAGTGAATACAACCCTTTTACGCTTTAGGAGAGACTGATGGGTGGTCCTGTAAGAAAAATCACCAAACCTGTTAGCAAAGTTGTCGAAACTGTGGCAAAGCCGGTTACTACGGTAACAAAGGAAGTCGCCAAGCCGGTTACAAAAGTTGCAGAGGTTGTAACGGAGCCTGTCAAAGAAGTCGTTGAGGCTATCCCCAAGGTGCCGGAAGCTGTAATCAACGTAGCTGAGCCTGTCCTTTCGACAGCTACCAAGGCCGTTGAGGTTGCATCCCAGCCCGTCCTCGAAGCCTCCAAGACTGTGGTTGAGACTGCTAAAGATGTGGTTGAGCCTCTTGAAAAGCCTGTAAAGAAGGTTGGCAAAGAGATTGGCGACATCGCAGAAGGTGCGGTCAAGCTGGCCGGTGAGGCGTTTGAAGAGGTTGTCGAGAAGCCGGTCAAAAAGATTGGCACCGAGGTCGTAGACACCATCCTTGGCATGGACAAGGAAGACCGTCGCCCTGCTCCAGAGCCTGAGATTACTCCCGAAGTTACCCCCGAAGTTGTGCCTGACGAGACATTGGCTGGCCGTGGCCGTCGCCGCACCAAACGTCCAGGCGTTGCTGGCACCCTGCTTGAAGGCGGCGGTGTTCTTTATGAATAGGAGATTTAGATGAGCTTCTTGACCCCGAAGATTCCTGCCCCACCTCCCCCGCCTCCTCCACCGCCAGAGCCGGATGTTGGCCGTGCGCGGGCAATGGCCGAAGAGGCCGAACGTGAAGCACGGGGCCGTCGCAAAGGTCGCGGCTCAACTGTTGTCGCAGGTGCGCTTGGCCAGCAGGTCGGCCAGACTGACGGCAAACCAACTTTGATGGGTTAAATATGGCACAGGAAGCAGCCCCGCTTATCAAGCGGTTCGATTCTCTCAAGTCACGCCGTGATAATTGGGACACCCATTATCAGGAACTGGCTGACTATATGCTGCCGCGCAAGGCAGACATCGTGAAGAAACGCTCTCGCGGCGAAAAGCGCATGGAGTTGATTTACGACGGCACTGCGCTGCAATCAATCGACCTGATGGCTGCTTTCCTTCACGGCATGCTCACCAGCGGGGCATCGCCGTGGTTCCACCTCGACATCAAAGACGAGGCGCTGAACCGGGACGACGACGTGCGCGAGTGGTTGCAAGACACCAGCATGCGTATGATGCAAGCCTTTCAGCGCTCCAACTTCGAGACTGAAATCCACGAAGCCTATGTGGACCTTGTGGTGTTTGGCACCGCTTGCATGTTTGCCGAGATGGACCGTGACAAACTGCGGTTCAGCACCCGACACATTTCCGAGTATTATGTTTCGGAAGACCAGTACGGCATGGTCAACACCGTGTTCCGTCTGTACAAGTCCACCGCAGCACAGGCTGTGGAGCGCTTTGGCTTTGATGCTGTCGGCACTTTCATTCAAAAGAAATTTGAAAAAACTCCTGACGAGGAAGTCGAGATTCTGCATGCGGTCCTGCCGCGCCTTGCACGGGATGTCACAAAGCAAGACAACCTGAACATGCCGTATATGTCGGTCTATGTGTGCAAGCACTCGGGCATGATTATTTCAGAAGGTGGCTTTGAAGAACTGCCATATGTGGTGCCGCGCTTCCTGAAAGCTACCGGCGAGACCATGGGCCGCAGCCCGGCCATGACAGCGCTTCCCGATGTGAAGATGCTGAACCTGATGTCAAAGACCATCATTCAAGCGGCTCAGAAGCAGATTGACCCGCCACTGCTGGTGCCTGATGACGGCTTCCTGCTTCCCATCCGCACCCAGCCTGGTGGCCTCAACTTCTTCCGTTCCGGCACCCGTGAGACAATTACGCCGCTGAACACAGGCGCAAACATTCCGATTGGCTTGAACATGGAAGAGCAGCGCCGTGCGGCTATCCGTCAGGCGTTCTATGTTGACCAGATTCTGACTGCTGGCTCTCCGCAGATGACTGCGACCGAGGTTATCCAGCGGCAGGAAGAGCGTATGCGTGTCATTGGCCCGGTCCTTGGCCGTTTGATGAACGAGCTTCTTCGTCCGCTGATTGACCGTGTGTTTGCGCTGATGCTGCGCAACGACATGCTGGCACCGGCACCGGAAGTATTGCAGGGATTGGATATTGATATTGAGTACGTTTCGCCCCTGGCCCGCGCTCAAAAGTCCAGCAGCCTGAATAACACTATGCGGGCGCTTGAGATTCTCCTGCCACTGGCACAGAGCCTGCCCGTCGGAGACCACATCGACCCTGACGGACTTGTTCGGCATGTGACCGACGCCCTCGGTGTTCCCAAGAAAACCCTGCGCTCCCAGCGTGAGGTTGACGAGACACGGCAAGCACGGGCGCAAGCAGAGGCAGAAGCTATGCAGCGTCAGCGTGACCAAGAGGATGTATATACAACGGCGCAAGCCGCACAGGCAGTCAGGATGGTTCAATCGTGAAAGACATCGAAAAGCTGAAACATATGTATACCGAAACCTTCAACAGCGAAGCTGGGCAGAAGGTTCTCAGAGACCTTGAGGCGCGTTCCAACTGGCGGGCCTTGAGCTATGTGGCGGGTGACCCCAATGCCACAGCCTTTGAAGAGGGCAAACGTGCCGTTCTTCTTCACATTCACAACATGATGACACAGGAGTAACTATGTCAGAGGAAGCTATCGAACAGGTAGCCCAGCCTGATGCTGCACCGATGGAAACACCGGCAGAAGTAGCGCAAGGCGGGTCTGGTAACGATTTCTTGCAAACGATACCGGAGGAACTGAGAGACCATCCGAGCCTCTCCCCAATTAAAGACGTTGAGAACCTTGCACGGTCTTACGTCAACGCGCAGCGCCTGATTGGCGCTGACAAGATTCCAGTCCCCGTAAACCCAACCGACGAGGATTTGGACAACATTTACAACAGGTTAGGCAGGCCGGAATCTGTTGACGGCTACGAGAGTGCCGCCGATGGCAAGATAGTCGACG